AAACAACAATTAACAATGAAAGCAAAAACTTTTGAAAATCTAATTAGAAAAGTAGTTAGAGAAGAAATCGATTATGCGTTACGCAGAGAAATTAAATCACTTAAGGAAGATTTACGTGATGAATTAAAACCAACAATCACAGAACACACTGAAAGGTTAGTTGAAGTACCTAAATCATCTTTAAAAGAAAAAATAATGGGTAAAAAACCTATTAAAAAATCTTTTAAAAAACAAAATTACACAGGAAATTCAGCTTTAAATGATTTACTAAACGAGACAGCAGCGGGAGATACAAATTTAGATTCTAATAATTCTTCAGTAAGCTTAGCTCAACCATTTTCATCTGGTGCACCACTACCTATGGATACAACAGGTATGCCAGAATCAGTAGCTAATGCTGTTACAAGAGATTATAGTGGTTTAATGAAAGCAATAAACAAACAAAAAGAATTGTAATATATGCCTATAATTCAAGGAATAAAAAGAATAAACCCTTTAGATATTAACAAAAATGTTAGTATTGGGGTTGCATTTCCTTTGGATGAAACTAATTTATTTAAAAGTACCCAAACTGAAAAAGAACAAATTAAAAGTAATCTTATAAACGTATTATTAACTGAACAGGGTGAAAGAGTAAATTTACCTAATTTTGGTGTAGGCTTAAAAAATCTTTTGTTTGAAAATAATATTAATTTACCTTTACTAGAAGAAAAAATTAACCAACAAATTAATCTATATATACCAAATGTATCTTTAGCTAATGTCCAAACAGGATTATCTGAAGATCAACATACAATTTTTATTAGTATAGTATATAGATATTTATTAGATAATTCTACAGATAGTATACAATTAAATTTTAACTAATGGCTTACTCAAAAACATCAAATAAAACCCAAGATAAAGATGTAAAATATCTAAATAAAGATTTTAATTCTTATAAAAATCAATTAATAGAATTTACACAAACTTATTTTCCTGAAAAATTTAATGATTTTAGTGAAGGTAATCCTGGTATGATGTTTTTAGAAATGGCATCATATGTTGGTGATGTTTTATCTTTTTATACAGACACACAATTAAGAGAATCATTTTTAACATTAGCCCAAGATAGAGAAAACTTATATAATTTAGCATATACACTAGGATATAAACCTAAAATAACTAATGCCTCAAATACAACTTTAGATATTACTCAATTAGTTCCTTCTATAAATAATGGAGGGACATATAATCCTGATTATAGTTATGGACTAACTATTAATGAAAATTCAACTTTTAATTCTACAGAAGGTCCTTCATTTTACATAGATAGAGACGTAAGATTTGATTTTTCATCTTCTTTTGATCCTACAGAAGTATCAGTATATCAATATGATAGTTCAAATAATCCAGAATATTATCTATTAAAAAAATCTGTTAATGCAATTTCTGCAGAAATTAAAAACCAAACATTTACTATAGGTGCACCTGAAAAATTTAAAACCCTAACTTTATTTGATTCAGACATTATATCAATTGAATCCATTATAGATTCTGATGGAAACGAATATACAGAAGTACCATATTTAGCACAGGATACTATTTTTGAAGCTATAGAAAACACAGCAGCTAATGATCCTGATTTAAATGGTTTTAATCAACAAACTCCCTATCTTTTAAAATTAAAAAAAGTCCCTAGAAGATTTATATCTAGAGTTAAACCAGATAATAAAATAGAAATTCAATTTGGGGCTGGTACTAGTGATAAAGCAGATGAACAAATTATTCCTAATCCTGATAATATAGGTTTAGGAATTAAAGACGGAAGAAGTAAGTTAGATGTAGCTTATGACCCATCAAACTTTTTATATACCAAAGCTTATGGTCAGGTTCCATCCAATACAACATTAACTGTAACTTATTTAGTAGGAGGGGGATTAGATTCAAATGTAAATAGTAATACTATTACTACTAATGGTACTTTAAGTATTACAAATAATCCTAATTTAAATCCTAGTATGTTAAATTTTGTTAAATCTACTATACAACCTTCAAATCCTGAAGCCGCAAAAGGTGGGGGAGCAGGAGATTCAATTGAAGATGTTAGATTAAATACAGCTGCTAACTTTTCTGCTCAACAAAGAACAGTAACCAAAGATGATTATATTATAAGAACTCTATCTATGCCTTCTAAATTTGGTAGAATAGCAAAAGCCTATATAACACAAGATGATCAAATATCTCCTTTAACAACAGAACCTAATCGTATCCCTAACCCATTAGCTTTAAATCTCTATACATTAGGGTACAACGCAGATAAACAATTATCTACATTAAATACAGCTACAAAAACAAATTTATCAACTTACTTAGAGCAATATAGAATGCTAACAGATGCTATTAATATTAAGGATGCATTTGTTATTAATTTTGGAATTGATTTTGAGATAACAGTATTTAAAAACTTTAATAACCAAAAAGTATTATTAGAATGTATATCTGAACTTCAAAATTATTTTAGTATAGATAAATGGCAAATTAATCAACCTATTATTATTTCGGACGTTAAAAATTTAATAGGAGGAATTAAAGGAGTACAGACGGTAGAAGATATTAAATTTATAAATAAAAGTGGATTATTTTTAGGATATTCACAATACAAATATAGTTTTCAAAAAGCAACTAGAAAAGAAGTAATTTATCCTTCAATGGATCCTAGTATTTTTGAATTAAAATACCCTAACACAGATATTAAAGGACGCGTAACAACATACTAAAATGGCATATTATTTTTTATTTCCAGAAAACGATACTACAATATATAGTCACCCTAATAGGGATGAAATGAATACGGGTAATGACGAAATTTTAGAATTAGTTAAAGAAAGAGGTAACACAGACCAATTATTATACCCCTCAAGAATTTTAATTAAATTCAAAAATGAAGATATTCAATCAGTAATCAAAGATACTATAGGAAGTACAAAATTTGAAACTGGAACATCTGCAAGTTTAAAATTATATTCAGCAACAGGTAGAAATTTAGCTACTACAATGAATATTAATGTATATGCTTTAAGCCAATCATTTGATGAAGGAACAGGTAAATATTCAAATTTACCCACAAGTTCAAATGGAGCTAGTTGGGTATATAGAAATAATACAACTCAAGCAGATAAATGGATTACGGCTAGTTTTGGCCCTGAATCTACAGGTTCTATTAGTGCTTCTGGAAATAGTATTTTACTCCCACAAGGTGGAGGTGTATGGTATACAGGTAGTGCTTTTAGAGCTACCCAACAATTTAAAGTAGGTGAATCATTAGATACTAATTTTGATGTATTTAGTATAGTAAAAAAACATTCAGCTAGTCTATTTGCTAGTGATGTTTACCCTACAGGTATAATAAATAATGGGTTTTTAATTAAAAAACCAGATTCTATAGAATGTAATGTTTCTTATAGTTTTGGCGAATTACAATATTTTTCTGTAGATACACATACTATATACCCACCAAAATTAATTTTTAAATGGGATGATAGTATACATAATTTCCAATCATCAGCTAAACAATCAGGAGATTTAAATGTTTCATTATATAGAAATCAAGAAGAATATAATCAAAATGATGAAGCTACTTTTAGAATTCATGTAAGAGATAAATACCCTACAAGACAGTTTACAACATCATCTAATTATTTAAATGCCGGATATTTTACAACATCTTCTTTTTATAGTGTAAGAGATGCTTTTACAGAAGAAGAAGTTATCCCTTTTGATTCCCAATTTACTAAATTAAGTGCTGATAATGAAGGTATGTATTTTAAATTATTTATGAAAGGATTACAACCAGAAAGATCTTATAGAATATTATTCAAACATACTAATTCAGAAAGTACTAAAATATACGATAATAATTATTATTTTAAAGTTATTAGATAATGGCTAACAAAAATATTCAACTAAAGAAAACTATTATAAGTAATAAGTCTTCTAATGATTCACTATCTAAAAATTTTGATAAATTAGTAAAATCTAATAATATTGCTAATTCAGCTAATATTAAACCATTATACGAAAATTTATTTTATTCTATTCCTAAAGAAGGAAACCCATCACATAATAGTATTTTAGATCAAAGCATTGAATATATAGATGAATCTGAAATTGAAAAATTAGATTTAAAAATAGATCAATTACTAGATAAATATAGTGAATTAGAAACTGATTATGAAAATGCACTAACCCCTAAAGCTGAACACCCTTTATACCCCAATGGCTCATTTATAACAGCAGGTGACCCTGTATTACAGCAACAATTCCAAGGAATGAGTACTATATATTTAATGAATCAGGGCTTAAAAAGAACTATAAAAAATATAACGGGACCTAATGGTGAAGAAAATGTATTATATTACACCCTAAGAAGAATTTTAGGTAAATCTGAAGACTTTAAAACAGATATTATCTATTTATCGATAGATGACTTAAATACTATCCCTAATGGACCTCCTATAAATT